TCGTAACGTCCTTTGATGGCATCGAGCAGTATGAGATTAGCCCCACTATCCTCATCAGGATAAAAAATACCCCATGTAGTAATCGCCGAGTAGTCCGCAGTTTCTTTTTTCAAAAACGCCGTGTCGTAAGATTGTATAACATGATGTAGCTCTGGTATATCTTCACCAGTATACGTTCGCCACCATTCACGTTTTAATATTGCACCTTCTTCTGCTGTAGGGTTTTGCATCCACTGCGCGTTCCATTTGCCCGTGGGCAGTGTTGCTTGAACCTTTTCTAATTCGTCTAGCTTCCAATATTCTGGCCACACAGGTTTAGCCTCCTTTGATCCGTGGTCCATGATTGCCGGAAACTCGACCACGTGCCATTGATCAGCTTTTGGTTCTGTTTGATTCTTGACCAACATCCCTGTTAAATCTTTATTACTCCATCTTGTCATAACGAGTACGATCTTACCACCTGGTTGTAAACGTTGACGTGGACCTGATGTATACCACTCGTAAGCTGACTCTAACGCTGTAGGAGATAGTGCATCTTGCTCTGAGTGTGGGTCATCTATTATAAGTAGATCTGCACCACGTCCAGTGATCGCACCACCTACACCGGCGGCGAAGTACTCACCACCTTGGGCAGTCTCCCAACGTCCGGCTGCCTTACTATCCTCTTGTAATCTTGTTTTAAAAATTTTTGTATAATCCTCACTGTCGATTAGGTTCTTGGCTTTACGACCAAACCTGACTGCGAGTTCTCCTGTGTGCGTTGCTTGAATGATCTTGAGTTTTGGATCACGGCCCACCATCCATGCTGGTAATAAATAACTGGCAAATTCAGATTTGGTGTGTCTAGGAGGCATGTTAATGATCAACCGGTTTATTTCACCCGACGCCAATTTATTAAATTTTTCTGCGATGTGTCTGTGATGAGAGCCCTCAATAAAATCAGGCCACATGCATTTTACAAAAGACAAGAAATCATTCTTAGCCTTATTCTGTATCTTTTTTTCTGCATGTAACACTTGAAGCTGTTTGAAGGTCTTCCTGACATCTGCAGGTAATTTACTTATGTCAACCTGATTTAAATCCATGGTAATCTAATTTAGCACCTTTTTTTATATTATCAATCGCCCAAAGAGGCTGTAAATTTTTATAATGACAACAAGCTAATTGTTGAACAGGGCATTTTAAATCAAAAGAAGCACAAGGGATTATGTGGTCGATGTGCCATTTACCATGACCAAGACCATGATTTTTCCAATTCATTCCTGGTTGAAATAAAGATTCAATATGTTTTCTCGCTGTCTCTCTATCAGTGCCGAGAAGTTCCTCTGTTTTACGATGTTTTCTTATTTTTTGTCTTTTAAGGGCCCCTATTATAGAACGCCTTAAAGCATTAGATATATTATAATTAGTATCTTTGGGTTGTTTCTTCTGCCATTTTCTCACGTTTTTTCTAAAATTTTCACTTTTAGAATAAATTTTTATAAAATTTTTTCTATTTTGTTTTGAGCTTTGTCTTTTATAATTATCTAACCATTTAAATTTTTTTCTCCAAAAACATTTGGGATTCCAAAACCAACCAAATCTTTTATCATAAACACCAACAAAAATAGTCCAAATATTAAAATTTTTTAAACCAAATAATGCTCTTCTTTTTGGAGAGAAGATACTATATTTAGATTGTTTAAACGCTACAACATGATGATATAATTTTTTATCGATATAATAATTATATAACCATTTAGGTATTAATTTATTCTTTCTTTTAGATCTGTGTTCACAAACAGAAGAACAATATTTATTTGGACGTGTTTTAAAACCTTTTTTATTCATGCCAGGTAACGAAAAAGGTTTATCACAGTATCCACAAATAAGATCAAGAGGAGGCCTTTTTGAATTTATAAGTTTTCTTTTATCTTTAATTTTTTGTAAAACCTTCTCCACATTTCTATAATAATATCCAAAAGATAGTGGTCCCCTTTGACCTTGTTTTATTGGAAGGGGCAACTCTACTGGAGCAGGTAATAAAAAAATTTTTGTTGGCGCAGGTAGTAAAATAAGAGGAGGGGGTGGGCCAAAAAATTCTGATGGTTTAATTTTATTATAGTAATAATACTTTCCATTTTTTTTAAACATTTTTTTACTTTTACCTGACAAGAAAGTGGGTCCTTTTTTTACGGGAGTATAAAATTTTTTAAAATATCCTTTTGGATAAATATATTTTCCATTGACTTTTGAAATATATTTTTTTACAAAATTTTTTTTGACATAATTACTTTTTTTAGATTTATTTTCCAACCTAACTGGAGTTCCATCTTCTAAAATTTTAACTCTTGTATATTTTTTATATTCTTTCATACGTTAATATATAGGATAAAAATGATTTATTGTCAATAAACTGCCTCTATTAAGCAATACAACCTAGAGTAGTGGGACCCCTTTTTTACAAAAGGGGGGATAGGGTCAAAGTTTATTTGGATTTTTGGATTTGGTTTGGGACCCCTCGGCGCGTTAGCGCCGAGGGTCAAGGTTTATTATTATTAATCTAGTAACACCATATATGCTTTGGCATTGTGTTTCATAAACCAGTCTAAATGCTCTCGCATTTTATTCCAGTATTTACTAGCACCTCTGCCAAGTTCTCTGTCTTCTAGTGTCGCTAACATTTCACACATAAATAATTCATCGTGTCTTTTAGCCTCTTCTTTTGTTAGCATAACAGACTCGCCGTTGAATCTGTTTTTTCTTTCTTCTGTTCTTTCTGTTTTAGTCATGTCCTATATTCTCATGGATTAATATTATTGTCAACCTCTTTTATTATTTTTTGTTTATAGTCATTGCCTCGCCAATCTTGTCTAGTTTCTACAACTACATCTATTGGTGTTTCTAGCGCCTCGGTCCTTGGGTGTAATTGCACAAATTCCTCTACATGTTTACAAATAAATTGGTGCATACAAGTCTGATCGCAAAAGTATTTCCAGATTGATCTGGCTCTATAATCATTCAATGCAATCTTAATGGTCCTTAAAACTTTAGAGCCCTTGACACCTCGAACTCT